CCTTTACAGGGCGGTGCTGCTATCACCCCTTCAGCTTCGACTATTGAATCATTGATGTTGCCTATGTGGTTGAAACTAACCCGTGGTACTGATATGCCAGATATGATCGTGATGAGTGATGATTACTTCACTATGTACGAGCAAAGCCAAACAAGTTTGAAACGTTACACTTCAGACGAAAATGGTAAGGGCGGTATGATCTCTATGAAGTACAAGAGCGCTGACGTGTTCTTTGATACTTCTGGCGGTATCCCAGGCGCTCATGCTTACTTCCTGAACACTGACTATCTTGAGTGGGTTGTTCACCGTGACGCTAACATGACCATGATGGATGAATTACGCTCTGTAAACCAAGACGCAGTTGTTATCCCAGTTCTTACACAAGGAAACTTGGTAGTAAGCGCTCGATTCCTGCAAGGTTGTATGAAGGCCTAATAGATGGGGTTCGCCCCATTTGACCTTTATACTAATTAAATTTAAGGAGAAATATTATGACAGTAGCAACTATTCAATATCCCTTGGCCGGCTCAGCCGTACTGGGTAACTTCAGTTCCTCAATTGAGGTAGCTGACAATGATACAAGCTATAAGCCAATTGTTCCAGTGGGTACAATCGTTGATTTTAACGATCCGTACTATGGCGCAGGCAAGGCTATTCGCTTGTGTGTTCCTAAAAACACAACTGCTATTAAGGTAGGCACTTTGGCTACTTATACAGCAGGTACTAACGCTGGATTTTTGACAAACTTCTCATTTGTTATTTGTCCAGTAACTGCAAACTTGAGCAAGCCAGTTGGCGTATCTATTAATTCTATACCTAACAACGCTTCATTTGCTCAATATGCTTGGTTTGCATTGGCTGGCTCTCTGCCTGTTTGGGCTTTGGCTGCTACCGCTGTAGGTGCTGCACAGTTTATTAGTGCAACTGCTGGTGCAACCTTTGTAACTGTAACTGCTGGCCGTCAGATCGTTGGCATGTGCCCTGTAGTTGCTGCGACCGCAACTGTAACTAAGACCGCAACTTACATCACTGGCAACCCTGTTATTTCAGTTACCAATAGTGATGGTTTGTTTGTTGGTCAAAGTGCTACAGGTTGCACAGCAGCAGCTTCACTGATTACTGATATTTCTGCTGATGGCACTAAGATTACTCTTGCTGCTAACGCGAATGCTTCGGGTTCAGGTACAGTCACATTTACTAATAACGATGCGACTAACTTCTTCCCGATTGTTCAGTTTAATTTCCCTTTTGCTCAGGGTAACATAACCTAACAAACTGCCCCTCTTCGGAGGGGTTTAGTAATGTGTTCTGTGTTAGAATACATCATTAAACTTTATGGCAACCCATAGGAGTATCAAAAATGATTCAAGCAGCTAGAATGCCGTATGTACGTTTTGAAACAGAAGTTGAAACAAGCAAAGATGCAGAAGGTCATAACCAGTACAAAAACAAGATTATGGCTTACATCACATCGGCAGGTAGTAAGGATGAAGTGGTAAAGATAGCTGAAGAATGGATCGTGCAATTGCGCGAAAAAGGTCAGACTCGCGGGCCTTTTGATTCAGCGGCAAATGAATATGAACAATGGTATGACCGTTTTTCTAAGTTGCTACAGAACTACAAAGACGGGAAAGGGCTAGATCATGACGGTACTCCGCTTCGTGCATCACTAGCATTTAGCCCTGCTGAGTTGGCACAATGTGAAGCGGTGAAAATATTTACACTTGAAGATTTGGCAGTATGTACCGAAGAAGCCTTGGGCCGCATGGGTATGGGTGGCAGGGTTTTAAAGCAGAAAGCTGCGAAGATACTTGAAACGTCTGATAGTTCTAAGCTGGCAGAAGAGAATGCAAGCTTAAAATTAAAGCTTGAAGAGTTGACCGCCAAAGTTGAACAATTGATGGTAAATTCTGGTTCTGATACATCAGAACCCAAAAAGCGTGGCAGACCAAAAGCCGAAGAATAATTATGAAGGGGTAGTCTATGTCAATGCTTACAATGGTTCAATCTGCTTGTATCAGATTAGGGCTACCCTCACCAAACTCAGTCGCAACATCCTCAGATACACAATATCTTCAACTTCTTGCCCTTTTGAACGAAGAAGGGTCAGAATTATCTGTTCGCACAGAATGGCAGGTGCTTAATCGTGAGGCGCATTTCACGACATTAGCGGATGAAATTCAAGGTACAGTCAATGCCATCATGCCTGGCTTAAATTACATCATCAATGACACAATATGGAACAGGACAATTCGCCGTCCGGTATTTGGGCCATTGGGCGCACAATATTGGCAACAACAGAAGGCCATGTTTACCGCTGGCCCTTGGAATCAATACCGTGTAAAGGGTAATAATCTAGTCTTTTTCCCTGCACCTGCTGCGGGTCAAGATTGTTATTTTGAATACGTCAGCAAATACTTCGCTACTGACTCAACAGGGGTAACCTATCAATCAGCTTTTACCGCAGATGCGGATTTGTGCTTGTTCAATGAAGATATTATGACGCTTGGTCTTATCTGGCGCTGGAAAGCCAATAAGGGATTAGATTTTTCAACTGATTTTCAAAAATACGAAAATAGGGTTCTAATGGAAATTGGCAGGGATGGTGCTAAACCTATATTGAATATGGGTGAGGCTAGATACGACATATTCCCTGCTGTAGTTATCCCTTCTGGCTCATGGGGCGCATAAATGAAGCTAATATCCAAAGGTCGTAGAATATCCCGCACTGTGTCTATCCCATCCACGATAGGAGGATTGAATGCGCGTGATCCTTACGCTGAGATGGATGCTAAAGATGCTGTAAAGCTTGAGAACTGGTTTCCTCTTCCTATGTCTATCCAACTAAGACACGGATACTCGATTCAATCCAGTGGATTAGGCGCGTTAGTCAGTACCATAATGGCGTATAACGGTGGGTCAGCGCAAAAGCTATTTGCTGTAGCCAATACTAATTTTTATGATTGCACAACAACAGGCGCAGTAGGTGCGGCGGTAACTACTTGCACCAGTCCAACATGGCAACATGTAAACTTTGCCACAGCGGGCGGGTATTTCCTTTCATGCGTAAATGGTGTCGATAATCCAAAGTTATATGACGGCACAACATGGACAACCCCCGCAATCACAGGCGTGACGCTGACTGATTTAATTACAGTCACGGTTCACATGAACCGTCTTTGGTATATTCAAAAAAATACCATGAAAGTATGGTATTTGCCAGTCAGCTCAATCGCAGGTGCTGCTGCACAAATTGATTTCTCTGGTCTTTTTAAGCGTGGTGGATACCTGATGCAGATGGGTAGCTGGACAATAGATGCAGGCTCTGGGATGGATGACCATGCCGTATTTATTAGCTCAGAGGGTGAGATAGCAGTCTATAAAGGAACTGACCCATCAAGCATAAACACATGGAGTCTTGTAGGTGTTTATCAGGTAGGCTCTCCGGTAGGCCGCAGGTGTATGTCACAGTTCGCCTCTGACCTGCTTATTATCTCGCGAGACGGGCTTCTGCCTATGTCTAAAGCTTTAATGTCAAGCCGTGTAAATAATAAAGTATCTCTGACGGACAAAATACAGCACTTGATGAGCCAAGATGTAACCGATTATGGTACTGCGTTCGGATGGCAAACCCGTTTATTCCCGCAGGCAAACATGCTGCTTCTTAATGTCCCCGCTGGTAACGGAGCTAATTACCAGTATGCAATGAATACTATATCAGGTGCTTGGTGTAAGTTTACAGGCTGGAATGCACAATGCTGGGAAATGTATAAGGATGATATTTACTTCGGTGATGAATTAGGTAATGTGTGTAAAGCATGGGATACATTCGCAGATAATGGTGCAAATATAACTAGCGATGTGATTCAAGCATTTAATTATTTTGGCAACCAGAATATAAAACATTTCAAGATGTCAAAGCCAATATTCAACTCTAATACATCGAGTATCGGGGTTGTTTTCGGATTAAATATTGATTTCAACTTCAACGTTCCGATTAGTACGCCTTCACTTACGTCTAGTAATGTAGGTGTTTGGGGTGTTTCTAAATGGAATCAAGTTATATGGGGAACAGTAAATACATTGAGAAATAACTGGCAATCAGCCGGTGGAATTGGTTATTGTGCAGGCGCACATCTTTCAACATCTTCAAGCATTGCTGATATTCAGTGGCAATCAACTACTTTAATATTTGAGGTAGGTAGCGGATTTTGATAGTCACTGACTGCCAAGAAGAGCTTGGAATATGGTTAGCGAATAGATTGGGTTCAACTTATGCAAGCGGGATTAGTATTTGTATCGGTTTTAAAGAGAATGGGATTATTAAATCGGTTGCATCTTTTGAAAACTATAACGGTAAAAGCGTATTAGGTCATTTAGCAATTGATGACGGTAGGATGAATAAAGAATGGGCGATTTACTGCTTTGATTATGTATTTAATCAGTTAAAGGTGAATAAATTAATTGGAATTGTGGATAGTAATAATCAAAAAGCACTTAGGCTTGATACCCATTTTGGGTATATTGAAGAATGTATAATTAAAGACGCTGGGAAAGATGGCAATTTACACATTCTGAGCATGACAAAAGAACAGTGTAAAATGTTGAATAAATAAGCAAGTCGTGGTATAAAGTAGCAAGTGGCTACCCACAATATCATGTCGAGATGACAGAATTGGAGTAATAAATGGGAAAGCAATCACCACCACCCGCACCAGACTACATAGGAGCTGCTCAAGCTACTGCACAAGGTAACGCTGAGGCAGCTAGAATTGCTGTCGCAGCTAATCGAGTTAATCAAGTTGGCCCTAGTGGGTCACTTACCTATACAAAAGCACCAAGTTATGCGCCTGATCTGGCAGCATACAAAACAGCATTATCACAATATCAAGCCAATCCTTACGATTCTAGGTTTGGAGGAACTGCGCCTGGCAGAACTGACAAATACGGGCACGCGACACTTGGTAATCGAGGTATAGCACCAACTCAAAGCGCGTATAACACCGCCGAGGATATATGGACAGCTACCCAAAACTACAGCCCAGAACAGCAAAAACTATACGACCAGCAACAGCAACAATCACTTGATTTAGGAGGGCTAGCTAGTCAGGGTATTAATTTCGCCAAAGGATTAATGGCTAACCCTACTATTGACGATTC